AAATGTACCATCTGCAGATACCTCAACCAAACCACCAGCAGCTACTGTACCAGAAGTGGCAGTCATTTCGATTGCAGAAAAGCCTTTAGTCATCAACCAGCCATATGCACCAGTTGTGATTGTGGCATGTTTGCAAACACCAACAGCGATGTCAGAGCTTGATGTAGATGATACGGTTACGCTGTAACCTGTAACACCAGAAAGCACAGCACAGTGACCTGGGTCAATCTGTGCATCAGCACCTGTGTTGTAAACAAAGATGTACTCTTCATCACCCTCTTTGATGCAAGTACCAACCTCTGGGTCATTTGCCCCCAAAGATGCAGTTACCTGAGAAACGCCAGCAAAACGTACTGGACTTGCGCTATATGCAGTCATACTAAAACCTCCTTATTATGTAGTAATTGCGCTCATTTTACCATGTAGTCTGTTGTTAGATGACCCTAGTGCACCCATCCAAAGAACTCGAGCAACCTTAACCTGTTGGTTAATTGGCTTCTGGAATGGCTCCATAGAGAAGTTGCGCTTAGGATGATAGAACAAGTGCAAATGATCCAAGTTAAGCATAAACAAATGTTGTGCAGGACAATGAGAATCAGAAACAATAGGCTGGCCATTGAACATTAGAGACTCAAAGCCACCCTTAGCAATGCTCTCATCAACAAAACGTTGAACAGGTGTTAAGAGGTCATAGTAAGTGTTGTAAACAGCGCGGCTAGCCACGATAAAGTTAGGATGTTCTGAATCAACAGTACAGTCTTGAAAGAGCTCATTCATCTTAGAAAGGCTGTTAGTAGATGTAGAACTATCTACCTGGCCTTGCCACCAAGAGTAACTTGCCTGGTCAATGCCACCAACAGTTTGGTCTACAGCTACGATGTCACGCAAGCCAACAATAGAGTCAGCAGTTGTGCCATCAGAAAACAAACCTGTACCAAGGCTGTCTGCCAAAGTTTTCTCTGCAATTTGCATCTTGCTTTTCAAAAGGTTTAATTGAGCAGCGTCACCGCTGTTTTTGAGCTCATCCTCTTCTGAAATAGTTACGCCTGCATAAAGTGACTTCCAGTCGTATGCTGCAGATGTAATGTTTTCATTATCAGTAGTGCTCAAAGTATCAGCGCCGCTGTACCAGCCAGAGGCTGTGCTCTGTGCATAGTTTAGCGGGATATAGATTTGAGTACCGCCCGATGTTGATTTGTAAGAGCCACTTTTCTTGATTCTCATCAATAGTGGGTTAGAGTCAAAGATTGAGTCATGAAGTTTCTTGACCCAGAATTTTTCCGTGATCGCATTTAATTGATCAACGCTTAAAGCCATTTCAGCCCCCTTGTTGTCTTAATTGGTTTAAAAATTGTGATTGTGCAGCTTCAAGTTGGTCGTGAGTCATTTTGCTGTAATCAATTGGCGCTGGTGGTGTCTTAGCTTGCCCAGAAGTCTCAGAAACAATGCCGTTTCTTCGTTTCATCTGCTCTTGCTTCACTAAGTCCGCTTTGCTTGCCTCAATCCTACGTGCCATGATGTTATCGTAATCCATTACTTTATACGCTTTGTTAAAGTCTGATATTCCATTATCAACCATGAATTGAAACACCTTGTTTTCAAGAGATACGCCTGTATTTGGGTCTGTGGCACTGAAGTCAACATCGGAAAATTCTTGCCTTGTTGCCTGTACCTGAGACTCTAATGCTGCATCCTCTTGAGAAATTCGCTCATTTTCCATCCTCTCACGCTGCTGTTGAATCGTTTCTTGAAAAGGTGCAAGTTTCTGGTCAATTAATGAGGTTATTTGAGCAGGGTCAAAGCCTCCAGTTTGATCAGGTGAACCGACCGGCAAGCTGCGATTCTGATACGCATTATTCCAGTAGTCAAACCACTCAGGATTGTCACGCGCGTATTGGTCTATCTCTCGGTACTTATCAGCCATCGCTTGCGATTCAGAAAGTTGACGCTGCCAATCTTTCTCTTGAGTCTTAAGCTCACTCATGCGCTGACTGTAATGATAACCTTGAGAAGCCCTTTTTAGAATGTCAGAAAGTGACTCTTCAACCTCTTTACCGCTAGCGGTGTACTTGAGCTTGTGAGCATATAGGTCATCTAGTGATTTAAAATTAAACCCTGCAGCCTCTTCTGGTTGTTGCTCTTCTGGTTGTTGCTCAACCTGGTCAACACCCTCAGCCTGGGGCTCAACATTTTCCTCTAAACTCGCTAAAATTTCTTCATTCGTTGGTTCTGTATCCATAACTACCCCTTAACTAAAATTAATTAACTAATATTTATAAAGTGCCCATGCCTTTGGGTCTTATTGCTGGCTGCTGTGCAAGCGCTGCCTCTGGTGCCACTGGCATTTGTGGCTCTGCTGCCGCCTCATCATCACCACCACCACCAACCATTAACTGCATCGATTGCATAAAAGAATCTGTTGCAGCATCTAGTAAGCCCTTGGCCTCTTCTGGCGCGTCTGGTGTAGCCTCCATTAAACCCCTAAGCATTTCTAGCCCTTGCTGTACGCCACCAACTAGCTCGCGCAATTGATCAGCTCCACTTGCGCCCTCTGGCATTTCTGTACCTGGCATGTTGCCCTCTGCCATACCCGGCGCTACATCTGCAGGCGCTTGATTACCTGGCCCCATTCTACTAACCTCCCTCTAAAGCTGCCTGCTCTGCAAGCTCAGCCTCGCGTTGTTTCATTCTCTCTAATATTTCTTCCCTATTTGGAAAATCCAAAATTCTTAACAACTCTTCTGCATCAATAACCTGCCTATCAAACAAGTTTAGAGCTTTCTGCTCTTTGTCTGCAGTGGTAAATGGCAAGCTTGAACCTGTGTTAACTCTTGCGTCAAAACTTGATGATGCTAGCTTTATTCTAACAGGTGTTTGCTCTAATACAACATCATTGCCATCAATCTCACCATCAGCAAACCTTTGGATAATAGCCGTTTTCTCTTGCGTCATTCCAGTAGGCCCAGGTCTATCATCTCTTTCAATACTGAATCGGAAAAACTCTGTAGATCCCTCATCATTTGTGACTCTGAAAATTCTTGGCTTGTTGTAGTATTCAAGGACAACTTCTGAATATTGGCGTCCAATGTCTCGTATAAATGAGTCCAAATTTCGCTGCTTCTGTCTAATTCGTGTTCGAGCCGCCTCTTGCAGCTGCTCAATAGCACTACTTGCAGTGACCGATCCAGGTGTTTCGCCTCGCGTAATGTCTTGTGTGCCTGATACATTGTTAAACCAACTTTCGAGCCTATCAATAAGTGATAGCGCCGAACCTGATAGTTGTACACCCGATTCCCTACGTACTTCACTACCTGGTTCTTTTTCGACAACCAAACCCGTCCTATTAACAAGGTGCTGCGGGTCAACACCGCTTGCAGTATCGACAATCCAAACCGGGTTACCCATAAGGTTGAGCACTTCAAGAGAGGCATTAAGTAGTTTATTAAAAACCCTTTGAGGTGACTCAAGCTGCTCAACTTCTGAAACACCATAAAACTCTCTTGGTAAAAGGTAATTGTTGTATTTTGCAAATGGAAACTTGCCGTTTTCAAATGGCAGCTCTTTCTCTTCAAGCTTCAAGCCATTAGCAACCTTTATAACCCTGCCGAAAGGGTATATTTTCTTGGTGACAACCTTAACATCACCTGCCTCATCTATTTTTTCCTCATCTTGTGTTTCTTGAGGCTTTAAATAAGCAGTTATAAGCATGGTCTTGTCTTCTGCCTTGCTCTCGCCATCCATAAAAGTCATGTCTGGCATATCTCTGTCAGTATTTGACATTTTAAGCTTAAATCGTTCAAAGAAGTTTTTGAGCTTAGCAATGTTATCTTTGATATCTGCTTTTATCTTGTCTGCTAAGTGTGGGTACTTCTGTTTTAGGCGCTTTGTTTCAACAGGCTTAGCGATTATTATACCAAATGAGTCCGGGCCGTTTATTTCTTTCGCCTCTGGGTCTGGGTACAAATAAAATGGGTCAACAGATTCAAAAGTAGCACTACCAACACCGTAGTCATCATCAGGGTCATAACCAATCTTAGCGAATCCTGTGCCATATAAATACCCATCTAAAATTACTTCTGATAAAACCTTGAGCCAGTCTTTTCTCTCCCAATCAGACTCACTCACCTGGTTTAAAACCTCTGCTAATAGCTTATCTGAGGGCTCTTCTGGGATATAAGAAATTTTGGGCCTAACATCTGTCTGCAGTGGCATATTGGACTGCACAGTTTGCCAGATAAGGTTGATAACCTCTTGCTGCCTAAATCTGGGCATCTTTATGTTATGCCATTGGTCACCACGCCACATTTTATAGTAGTGCATCCAATTACTATCGTATTTTGCACGATGTTTTTTGTACTTTTTAAATAAGTCCAAAACCATTTTAACATCTTGCGCATCCTCCTCACTAATCGATGGGTCAATACCATCATCACCAAGTGAAATATCGCTCACGATTTAACCTCGCCTAAATTTAAATTAAAACTATCCCATTTAGCTTTTTCTTTTTCTTCCCGCTGCTTAGCAAAATGCTTATGGATTTTTTCAGGTGGCTCAGTGCCAACCTCTGCCCAATTTCTAGCCCTCGCCTCTTTCTTGGCCTGCTGTGGTGTAAGAGCTTTGCCAAAGGCTGGGTTATATGTCTTATTATTCCAATCTGCAGCAGCAGTAGAGTCAACAGCCTGAAATCTTGAGATAGTCCTATTACTTATTGTATCACATGATGGACAATTTTCAGGCTGGTCTATATCCTTAACAGATTTTATGACCTCAAAATTATTGTCACACTTAGGGCAAATATAAGGGTAAATCATTTTCACCAATCATAGTCTGTTGTTGTATTAAGTTCTTTAAGCAATCTATCACGATAATCATAAGGATTTACAGTTTTTTTTGTGCCACCGATAACAGGTTTTCTCTTATTCGATACATCTGATTTGTGAAGGCCATAAATTACGTACCTTATACTATCCATTGAATGGTCATACTGCTTAACCGGCAGCTGGTCTTTTACATCAGCATCAGGCTTAACATCCTCAACATTGGGATAATGATACATAGTAACCTCATCAAGAAAGTTGGGGGCTTTACCCTCAAAAACCTTGAATTTTCCAGAGGCCATTTTCTCATAAACAGCATCAATGCCAGGCCTAATGTTGTTGTCTGCAGGTATCGCAGTCAAACCAGCCTTATTAAACTCAAAAATATTAGCAGGGCTTGATGGGTCACAATAAAAGCGCTCAATATCATAAATTGACTTCAACCTTGCAGCCTGCTCGACAATCTCGCCAATAGTTTTCTGAGCCTTGTACCACTCATGCACCAAAAATATGCCCTCATCAGTGATAGCCATAACCTCAATAACAGCTGGGTTAGTAAAGCCCCAGTCAACACCAGCAACAATCTTAAACTTGCCACGCAAAGGGAAAGGCTTAACAACATGCGTTTCTTCATCAAAACAGCTGTATACCAAGCCCTCAAGCTTGTGAAACTC